ATGGATGCCAACGAGACGCACATCGCCTCCTATGAGCGGTACCACCGCGCCCGCCGTACCTCTCCCGAGACCGTCGACAGCTACGTCACCACCCTGCGCCAACTCGCCGGGTTCTGCTCCGGGCGTGACCTGGCTGAGGTTACTCGCGTCGACGTGGAGGAGTTCCTAATCGATGCTCAGGAGATCGGCAACTCCAGCGCCACGGTGCACAAGAAGTTTCGCAACCTACGAGCGTTCTATCGGTGGTGCGAGGCGGAGGAGATCGTCGACAGTAACCCGATGGCCCGGATCGCCGAGCCCGCTGTCACCAGCAAACCCATTCCCATTGTCCCCGCTGACCATATGGCGCTGCTGCTTAAGGCATGCGGCGGCAAAGGCTTTACCGAGCGTCGCGATACAGCGATGATCCGGTTGTGGTGTGAGGCGGGGTCCCCCAGGGTCTCAGAGATGGTGGGTATCACCCTCGACGCCCTGGACATGCGCCACGACCTTGTCACCCTTCATGGAAAGGGCGACAAGATTCGTTCTGTGCCCTTCGGTGCGAAGACGGGGCAGGCAATCGATCGTTACCTACGCGTGAGGTCCAAGCACCGAGATGCGGGCAGACTTGAGGCGCTGTGGCTGGCCGAGCGGGGAGGGGCGCTCACGTCTTCCGGTGCGTATCAGATGCTGGAACGCCGTTGCGAGGAGGCGAAGATCCCGAAGATCAACCCTCATAAGCTGCGGCACCTCGCCGCGCACCTGTGGGCTGACGCCGGCGGTTCCGAGGGCGACGCGATGGCACTGTTCGGTTGGTCCTCGGCGGAGATGCCTCGCCGGTATGGCCGGTCGGCGCAGGTTGAGCGGGCGCAGCGGGCCGCTCGGCGGGTCTCCCAGGCGGACCGCTTCTAACCGCTGGTACGAGTGGAGTGACGTCGGCGCCGACGTACGTGCCGTTGCGTCGCTGGCGCAGCTCGGCGTCAGCATCGGCGATGGTCAGCACGTCGGTAAAGTCCGTTCGCATGGCTGAGACTTCAGCCTCGACGGTCTGGAGGGTGCGGCGGAGGGACCTCGCGCAGAGGATGAGTCCGGCGATGGCTGCGACCGTCACACAGGTGTGCGCTACATTGCTCTTACTGTGAGTGACGCGCTTGCGGTCCTCCACAGCTATTCCCTCCCCATTCGATCCCCCCACCAGCCTCCGCTTTTCGCGGTGGGGCTTTGATCAGACTCCGACTCGGTGATCATTTCTAGTGACGGTGCGTAAAACTGGCGGTGCGGTATCGTCTCGCATGGCCGAAAGGGCTACTAGTTGCGATCCTCGCCCGGCGCGAGGGCCGGGCGCAGCATGACCTCCTCGGATGCCTAACGGAGCGCTAGTCGAACACATGTGCTAACGGATGGGAAGACTTCTCGCCGCGTGTCGTGGGCGGGGGTGGGGTGGTGGTGCGCAACGGGTCACGTTGGGTTGTGACGGCCCGTCACCGGATGATCACTTGGCCGGATCAAGTTTAGTACCAGATCGATAATCGACAAGCAATATCCACGAATGGGATTCGCGTCTTCTGTGTCTTGTTAAATGTCCGACACGTATCTCCGGCCGGAGCAATGACCGGTTTGAAGGCTAGCCAGAATTGCTGCCTCATGTTATTGCGCGCGAGGTATCCACAATACAACACGGTCTGTTACTGACGGCGTGACGTGGTGGGCGGGGAGTACCGTCGACTGTGGCGGCCCGCCGGGGTAGAGGCCGGCGGCCCGCCGCCCAGTCCTCTACCTGGGAGGCCCAGCATGGAACCGACAATCGGCGAGCACCTCGCACAGATTCGCCGGCGGTCAACACTGACGCAGGAGCAACTAGCGGAGCGTGCCGGCGTCTCCGTCGAGACGATTCGGAAGCTTGAGCAGGGTGAGCGGCAGGGCGCTCGTACTGCCACCTTGAACAAACTTGCGCGTGCCCTTGGAGTGTCCACCAGCGCGCTATTCGGGAACGCGGCCCGCGCTGTCACCGACCGGGAGCCGGACGCCCGTCCGCTGAGTCTCGTTGGTGTCCGCCGGGCGCTTACCCCCGTCGTCGGACTTGACGGCAGTCCACTCGACCTCGACCTCGGCGACCAGCCGCCAACGCTTGCCGGCGTGCGTCGCACGGTTGCCGGCGCGAACGTCAGCTATCACGCCAACGACTACGCCGTGACCCTGGCGACGCTACCCGGCATGCTGGGCGAAGCCCGCGCATTGGTTCATGCCACGCCCGTCAACGATCAACCTGCCGCACACGCCATCGCGTCTCAAGCCCACCAGCTTGCCGGGCGGCTACTGATCCAGCTGCGCCAGGTCGACCTGGCGCACGTTGCCCTGACCGGGGCGCTGGATCACGCTCGGCTCTCCGGTGACCAGGTGGTTGGCGCCTCGGCGGCGGCCCCGATGTGCTGGCTACTGATCAGGCAGGGACGCTTCGCTGAGGCCGAACGGTTGGCGGTCACCACCGCTGACCGGGTCGAGCCGCGCATGAGTACAGCGTCCGCGGCCGAGTTGGCCGCGTGGGGGTTCCTGCTGATCAAGGGCGCGGGCGCGGCGGTGCGGGATGCCCGCGACGATGACGCCGCTGAGCTGCTCGAGTTGGCGGCGGCCGGCGCGCAGCGGCTCGGTGACCGGCCCAACCCGCATGCCGACGTCGCGGGGAACGACTTCTCCACCGAGGCGGTGCGGCTGATGCAGGTCGAGTGCGCGGTGATCGCCGGCCAGCCCGACAGGGCACTCGACCTGTCGGAGGGAGTGACCCGCTCGCCGCAGGTGACACCGTCATCGCGGCAGCGTCACCGGCTGGATGTGGCCTGGTCGCATGTGCAGACCGGCCGGTACGCGGACGCCACCGACGTCCTCGTCGACCTACGCACCGCGGCGCCAGCCTGGCTGAGGCAGCAGCAGTACGCGCGGGACATCGTGCAGTCGATCACGGAGCGCCGTCGGCGTGCGATGTCCGCTGAGCTGGCCGACCTCGCCTCGCTGGTCGGGTGCACGACCTGAGTCGTACAACGCGTACCAGCTACACCATCGATTCCTGCGTGTGCCACGAAGCGTACCTGGAGCATCACTAGTCCACTCCGCATCCTCGAGGTGACGTCCCAGTCACCCGGCGCAACCCCCCGTTGCGTCGGGTGACTGGGGGCATCGAGGGTGAGGGAGTTCCCGCATGTTCCGGCTGTTCCGCCAACGCCGACGCCGTTCCGCGCGGCTGGACGCCACCGGTCCCGCCACGGTGTATTCGGCGCGGGCCGGCGCCTACCGGCCGCTGCGGGACCAGCCGACGGTGATCCTGGATACCCGGCCGTTGATGACCCGGCTGGCCCGGCAGCGGGCCTGCCAGCGGTGATGGCCACCCACGCCCGGCCTGCCCCGATTGGCCTGTCGCCAGCGCAGCTGCGTAACCGGATGATCCGGTCGGCCCGCAGGATCATCGTCGAGCACTGGCCACGTGTGGACCGGTGCCCGGTGTGCGGATCCGGGTGGCCGTGCACGCCCACCGGCTACGCCTACGCGTTTCTCGGCTCTGTGGGTCAGGCGAATTGGGTGCCACCTGAGCACGTCCTGGGTCGGCGGTAGTCCCGGCCCTCGTTCATCCGACCAGTTGGAAGGGGATGTCCTGTCATGCGTGTCCGGTCCTGGCGTTGCAATCCGCCACCACCGCCGCTACCCCAGCGGATCCGGAAGGATGGTCCGCCGAACCCTCCGCCGGACCCGGACCGGCTGAACGAAGGTCACTGGTGATCGAGGCAACCGGCGACAGCCCGCCGGCGTCGCCGCCAGGACCGGCCGTCGATCCGGCGCTGCGCTGCCTGGGCTGCGCCCCCGGGATCGTGGTCAAGACGCACCAGTGCGCCGGGGACCAGGAGCTACTACGGCTTGCCGGTGGGTACTGCGGCTGTCGGGAACCTGGCTGCGGGCCTGGTCAGGGCGTGTCACGGCAGGGCCGGTTGACGACCAGACGCACGGTGCGCTGACCCAACAGGGCCACGCCTGATCGCGGACACGACGAAGCGCCCCGCCCGGCCGTGAGGCCAGGTGGGGCGTTTGCTTTTGCTGCATCACCCACTCGTAAACCCTTGTCTGCAGCAAGGGTTCTTGTTAGGATTTCCTTGACAGGAACAAGGGGAGGGGGTGAGACTAGATGAGTAACCGGATGGACCAGATCGTCGCAGCGGCGGTACGGCAGGGCTTCAGCGTCCGCCAAACCCGCACCGGGACGTGGATCTTCAGCAAGGGGATCACGACCCTGACGTTCGAGCACACGCCACACACGTCCAAGCAGTGGATGGACCTGCTCAACGCGCTACGCGGCGCTGGACTGCGGTTCCCCGCCTACCGGCGGTAACCGCGTGGGGGCCGCGTAGCGGCGCGGCCCCCACCCCATCCGGACCCGACAGGAACAAGGGGATGGAGGAATCCAGTATGACACCCCAGCAGTGGCACGCCGCCGTAACCATTCGCCGCTGGAGCGCGCAGCCCACCGACGACCAACTCGCCGAGATCACCCGCGTCCTACCCGGCTACGGCATCATCGTCGACACCGGCGTCGACCGGGTGCGCCTGGAGATGACCATCGAAGCGACCACCGTCCGCCAGGCCGCCGACACGGCCGCCCGCGCGGCCCGCACCGCGCACAGCCAGGCAATCGGCAGCGCACCCGAGGTCACCGCCCTACGCGTGATCACCGCCGAGGACCACGAACGGGAGATCTCCCGACCACACCCGATGAGCCTCGTCGGCAACGCCGAGATCGCCCGAATCCTCAACGTGTCACGGCAGCGAGTCGAGCAACTCGCCCGGGAGAACGAGGCGTTCCCGGACCCGGTCGCCCGGCTGGCCGCCGGCCCCGTATACACCCGGAGCAGCGTCGACGCGTTCGCCGCCGGCTGGCAACGCAAACCAGGCCGACCAAGGTCAACACAGCAGGCGGTCATGTGGACCGGCGACAACCTCGACGAGGTGCAGGCGCTGCGACCAGACGCGCGACTCAACGCCGCCGGCGAGTTGGAGGTAGAGCGAGTCGACGAGCCCGGCACCGTGGTGGTGCCTTTGAACTACCTCGTGCACGGAGTCCCTCGCTGACGCCAGATACGACGAAGCGCCCCGCCCGGCCTCGCGGCCAGGCGGGGCGCTCGCGTTTGCTGGTCGGCGCCGGCCGGGACGTCACCGGCGGCACCGCATCGACGACCCTACCGCCCCGGCGATCTGAGCGTAGTGGTTGGTGACCTCGAAACTGGGTGGACTGACATGCTCACGGCGTCGGCTTCTTCGGGAACGCCCTTGGTCCAGGGGGTGCGTGCGTGTGGCAGCTATGCCATGATCCACCAGCGAAACTGAAGTCATCTCACTATAACGCTGGAGCTACCATGTCTTTTGCCGCCGCAATTCGGTCAGTATTTACTCAATATGTCGGGTTTAAGGGGCGGGCTCGTCGCTCCGAGTTCTGGTGGTTCTACCTCTTCTCGGCCCTCGTCTACTTAGTGGCTTCGATCTTCGATGCCATGCTGGGCATCGACAGCGGCATCCTCGGCCTAATCGCCCTCTTAGCGCTCGCGCTGCCGGGGGTCGCGGTCGCTGTGCGACGCCTGCACGACACCGACCACTCCGGCTGGTTGTATCTGCTCTCGCTGGTCCCGATTATCGGTTCAGTCATCCTGCTGATCTTCTTCGCGAAGGACGGAACGTCCGGCCTCAACCGCTTTGGCCCCAGCCCGAAGGACGGGCCACTGCAGGATGGCGTAACCGGCGCGACTGCCTGAGGCCAGCAGACGGCTAAGAGTCCCATTTCGGAAGTGGGACTCTTAGCTGCTGGACCGACGACCTCACCGCCCCGACACCTCGTACTTCGGCGCGGCCGGCGTGCCGAGGAGGACACCCAGCCACGGCCAGCGTGCCTCGGCCACCCGGACGAGGGCGTAGTAGCCGGCCATCGCCAGCGCGACCATGCCTACGGTGAGGGCGGTGGACGAGTCGCCGTCGATGACGATGCCCGCCGTCGAGGCCAGCCAGGCGAGCAGGGCGCCGACGGCGGCGGGGACCGCGGTGCGGATCAGGCTGATCAGGTAGTCGTGGGTCATCGAGTCTCCTCGTCGTTCGGGATAGGACCACTGGCCGTGGTCGTCGCCGTAGCGCACCGCGTACTCGCGGTATGTCTGGCCGAGCCCGAAGACGAGCAGGTCCACGGTGTGGTCGTCGGGCAGCTCGGCGACGACGTCCGGGCGGGCGGCTGTCTCGTGGGTCACGGTGGGGTCGCTGGCGCTGGCCACGGTGCGAGGCGTCGGCCCCCACCGCTCGATCACGGCGGGCACCGTCGTGTCGCGGGTGCGGATCACGATGCCGGGCGACACCACGTCACCGCCCGGCCCGTTGTCGACTTTCGATTTGTAGTGGACGATGCGGTCGATGGTGGGCTGCACGGTGCCTCCTGGTTAGGGTCAGGGAATGGATGTGCCGTCACTGCCGCAGCGACAGCGGCTGCTTCTGGCCGAGCTGTCCGGCGTGGCCCGCCGGTACGGCACCGGCGATCGACGGGACGTGCCCCGCGAGGTGGCGGTTGCCGCGGTGCGGGCGGTCACCGACGATCCCGTGCTGCTGGGTGTGCAGGCCGGGGTGGCGCTGGTGGACCCGCACGGCATCAACCGACCGATCGTGGAACTGCTCCAGGCCGCTGGTGCGGACATGACGATCGCGCAGCAGCACGCGGCCGAGGTACGTGAACGGCTCGGCAGAAGCCTGCTGTAGCACGGGGTCAGTGCCCGGCCTGGTCGGCACCGGTGGCCTGGGCGATCCGGTCCACCTGATCCTTGATCGAGCTGCCGCCGTTGGGGCGCAACTCCTCCAGGGCGTCCAGGCGGCCCTCGATGCGGACCACCCGGTCCATCAACCCGGGGCGCCCCTTGGAGAGGCCGGGCCGGGGTGGCTCGCCGAGCAGGTCGTCCGCGAGCCTGGCCAGCTTGCGGCTGGTGGCCAGCGTGCCGCGGACAGCGCGGCGAAGTACCTCGGCAGCGGTGCCGACGGCGGCGATTAAGAGCAGCATCTCCACCGTGAATCTCCCAGCGGGTTATCGAATCGGGTTTCGGAATGCGGCGTCCCACGTCTTGCGGCCCAGCAGCCCATCCCGGGTGAGGCCCTGGTCCGCCTGGAACGCCTTGATCAGCTCCCGGTACTCCGGCCCGTACAGGCCATCGGCGCCGGCCGTGCGCAGGTAGCGGCGGCCCTTGCCCGCTGGCCAGCCTCGGCGGGTCAGCTGTTTGGTCCAGGCGGCAAGCCATTGCCGGTCGGTGCGGCCCCGGAACCGGCGGCGGTAGTAGCCGGACACGGACCGGTTACCACGCTCGCGTGGGCCGAAGTAGTGCCCGGCCGGGAGCGGGAACGCCACCGCGGGCCCGGGCGCCGGCCGTGGCGGCACCGGTGCCGGCGTGCCGAGCTGGTCGAGTCGCCAGTCCGTACCCCGCACCGTGTCGGCGGCCTGGGTGAAGTCAGAATTCACGTGGCAGTGGGTCGTGTGCCGGTTCGAGCCGGTGTAGGTGCGGGTGGTGAAGTCGTACCGGCGGTGCCAGATGCGGCCGTTGAAGATGATGTACCGCACCCACCACAGGGAACCGGTGCGGGCCAGTGTCACCCACAGTTGCACGACGTGTTCCATCGTGATCCCGTTCGGGTCGTTCAGGTCGGCGTCGAAGTCCCGGGCCCGCACCTCGTCGGCCTGGTCGCCGTCGCGGTACTCCGGTCGGCCGGTCCGGTCCGGGTTGTGCGACGACGGGTAGCCCTGGTGGGCGGTGTCGCCGATCGACCCGTCCGACCTCGTGTCGCGCCCCGGGAACCGCTTGTTGAGCTGATCGCGGGCCTCATCCAGGTTCGGTACTACCGTCCACGTCATCGATGTTCACCTCCACTGTTGGCCAGTCGGTCTGGGCAGGGTCGTCCCACGGGTCGGGGATCTGCGCCCCGATGTGCTGCTCCGGGCTCTCGTCCGGGACCGGATGGGGATTGGTGGGCATAGGTGCCTCCTGATGTCGGGTGGTCACAAGACGGCGATCCACTGCACGGGCACGTCGGCCCACGTGCTGGGTGAAACGGAGCCGTCCCCGCGGTACAAAAACAACGTGAACCCGCTGGCGGTGATATTGATTGGCCTGGACTCCCAGCGGGCCGCGGCCCCGCTGCCGGAGACGACCTGCGTTGACACGTGCGGCGCCGCGGCGAACGGCGAAGCGAATGTGACGGCCTGCGTGTAGCTGGTCAGGTCCGTGAACGACACCTCGACCTGCCCGCTTTCCTGCTCCCCCAGCCGGGCCGGCGTGAGCTGCATCCCGGATTGCCAGTGCGTCACGACGTCCTCCTCATAGGGGCACCACGGCCGGCGCCCACACGTTCACCGAGGTGCCGTCCGGCCACGCCCTACTCACCCCGTTGACGGCCCGCGCGGACAGAGTCACGGTCTGGGTGAGTCCGGTGCCGGTAATCCCGGTCGCGGTCACGCGCTCACCGCCGACCCGCAAGTCCATCGGAAAGTCGGTGGGATCCGTCGTCCACGGGCGATTCGCGGCGGTCGAGGTCATCATCATCGTCATCGCTGACTCGGATACGGCCGCGATGGTGGAACCGTCCGCGCCGACCCGCTGCGGGCCCGCAGCAACGGCGACGTCCCATCGACCTGCCGGCTCGGTCGCTAACTCGACGGTCCACTTGCGTCGGCCGGTGATCGTCTCGCGTGCGTGCACGAGGGTCTGGTCGATCGTGTCGGTTGTCGCCGCGTCGGGGGCGTTGACCGCCTGCACCCGTGACCCGGGCTGGCAGGCCACCCAGTCCGCGGTCAGCCCGCGCCCGGCGCGGGTGTGCAGCGGCACGGTGAGGCGATACCGGGTGCCCGCCTGCCCGTACATCCATAGCCGCCAGGTGGCGTGATGCTGCAACTGGCCGTCCGACGTCAGATTGAGACGAGGGCTCGACGGAATCTGCCCCCGCTGGGCAATCGACTCCTCATCGTCGGCGACCGCGCTGGAACCACCGATGCGCGTGACCGTCCAGTGATTACGCAGCCGCTGATCGTCGGCGGCTGGCCTCAGGTTCCCGCCGAGCTGCCGGTTGGCGGCATCGATGGTCAGAGCGGGCGGGGCGTTGTATCGGGACCAGCGGGGCAGGTATGCCAGCCCGAATCCGGACTCGTAGATGATGCCGAGGTCGACCTGCTCGCACTGCTGGTACAGGTCGAGTGGGGTGCCGTCTGGCTGCACGCCCATCGCGGTCGCGCCCTCATCGGGGACCGTCGGCGTAGACAGGGCGACACCGTCCTCGGCGCACAGTCGGGCCAGCCGCAGGTGGGCCGCCTCGCCCGGGTGGGCGTCTACCCGCGAGTACGTGAGTGGCGACGTCGCGCTGTCCCACACCCGCAGATGCCCCACGACGAAATCGAGCGCGCCAGGCGAGATCACGTGCTGGTCGGGGTTGAGCGCGATGGTGTCGATCCGGGCCAGGGTGCCGGTGACGGTCACCGACCCTATGGTCTGCAAACCGACCATGACGGTCACGTCGATGGACCCGCCGTTCTGGACGGCGGATATCCTGAGATTGAAGGGCCCGACGTACCGTGTCGGCACACTCCAGACGACTGTCGGTGACCCTGACGCGGTGTAGGCCACCAGATAGGTGCCGTAGACGTCGTTGTAGCTATCGACATAGTCCCAGCGCACGAACGGCCCGGTAGGCGTTGTCCATCTCATCAGGACAACCTGTTCGGTCGGGTTGCCCGTCTGCCAGAACGCCTCCAGCGTCCAGGCGACAGGGCTGCTGGTCCCAGCCGGCGCCCGACCGGACAGGGAGCCGCCGTCGGTCAGCAGCGGCAGGGGCTTGGTGCCGTACCGCTGGGTGCCCCCGACGGTGATGTCCACGCCCCCGGCGGCGAATTCCACGCTCCCGTCTGCTCGCATCGGCGCTACGCCGCGGATGCCGGATGCCGCCTGCGTCGCGTCGGCCTCGTCCTCACACGGCCAGTAGGCCAGCAGCCCGTTACCGGCAGCGGCGAGGATTGACCGGTTCATCGGTGACCTGCCCGGCGGGGATCCGCGTCCCAGCCGACCAAGCACACCCACCGACTCGATGCGTGCCACCGCGAGCTTGCCGCTCCGGCCCGGCCAGGTCACCGGCCAGTTCCGCACATGGCCGGAGTGACGGTTACGCCATCCGGCCCCATCCCCCAGGTCCACGTCCACACTGACCGGTGTCCAGGTACGCACATACGGCCAGTAGGGGCTCATCGCGTGCCCGACGGTGAACCGGCCGTCACTGTTGCGAAGCGTCAGCGCGCACGTCGACGACTCGGGCCGGGAAGCGCTGGACTGGCGCCCCCACTCCAGCTCAATCGGATCCGACGCCCGCCAGTAGGCGGTCAGGTCCGTCCATGACCAGGTGGCGGGGTCGGCGTGCGGATCAGCGCCGAACGCGGCGCGGATCCGCACGCCGAGCGGGTCACCGTCAGCCCAGCCCATACCGTCTCCTACTGATCACTGCCGATGACCTCCTGCACGTCGCCGCCACGTAGGGCTACCTGCTCCCGCAGCACCAGGACCAGATCCCCGCCACGTATCCGGAACTCGCCGGTGAGCAGCAGCCGTATCAACCCGGCCACGGCCGACCCCGACGTGAGGGGTTGGATCGTGGCCCCGCGGTTGAGGTACGCCAGCTCGGGGCCACGCTCACCGACCACGGCGAGACCCGGCGCGAGAGCAGTACCGCCCTTCGCCAGGTACGGGATGTTCGGGGTGGACAGGGTGGCGCCACCCCACACCTGACCCAGGCCGGGCACGCTAACCCCCGGAATACGGAAACTGAGCCGGTTCCATTTGCCGATGATCCAGTTCAGGGCGGACTTGAAGCTGGCCTTGAGCCCGTCGAACAGGCCCCGCGTCGCCCGTCCAACCCGCCTGGGCAGCCCGGTCACCCAGCGAAGCCATGCGGAGCCCTTATCGACGATCCAGTCGAAGACGGCGCGGCCCAGGTCACCGACCTTGCGCCAGGTCCCCGAAAACGCCGACCACCACGTCCGCGCCCCCGCAACGAGCATCCCTATCGCCCATTCCCAGCCGCCGACGATCCAATTCAGCACCCATTCGGCGGAGGTCTTGATGCCACCCCACGCGGCCTGCCACAGATCCTGGAACCACGTCGTTTTTGTCGCAATCAACACGATCACGGCGACAAGGCCGACGACCGCGAGGACGATCCATGTGATCGGCGAAGTCCACAGCGCCAGGTTCAGTACCGTCTGCACTGCCGCCCATGCCTTCAAGGCCACGATGATCGTGCCGATCACTCCGGCGAGGATTCCCAGCCCGGTCGCCAGCGGCACGACCCAACCCGAGTTACGGGACAGCCAACCGAACGTGGCCTCAATGTGGGGCACGGCCTGGGCGAGTCTCTCGACCAGCGCGGCCTGGACCTGCCGCTTGAATGCCTCCAGCTTCTGACTGGCGGACGCCTCCAGCGCCGTGCCGGCTTTGTCGCTGGCCCCCGCCACGCCATCGAGGCCATCGCCTACCGCCGACAGGTTGCGCAGGAATTCGGGGATGTCTGCGACGTTGAGATCCTCCAAGGGGGTGCCGAAGAGGGCGATGGCGGCGTTTGCCTGCTCGGTGGGGTCCTTGATCGATAATAGGCCGGTCGTGATCTTCTGGAAAGCTGCGTGTGCGGTGTCACCGCCCGCGAGGACTTGGTTGGACATTTTCGCGGCGTTTAGTCCGATGAGGTTGTACGCCTCCACCGAAGACTTCGACATGTCAGTAGCTAGAACGGTGAATTCCTTTAGCGCGTCTGCCGTTTTGTCGATGCCGTACGTGCCCTTCTTGCTAGCACCCACCAGTAGCGCGAATGCCTGTTCCCCGTCGAATCCAAGAGTTCGGAAGAATTGGCTGTACTCGTTACCGACTTCCAGGATGTCCTCGCGCAGCGCCACCGGGACGCGGGCGGACGCGGCGGCGATCAAATCCATCGCGTGGTCGGCGTCCTGCGCCAGCCCCGAACCAATAAGCGTTGACGCGTACTGGGCGGCTGCGGCGACATCGGTACCCCACGCGGACGCGTATGCCTGGACTTTCACGGTCATTCGCTCGATCGCCCCGGCGTCGTCTACCGCCGCCAGATGTGACGAGACAACAGCCTGCGCGGCCTCCATCGCGTCCCCCGCGGACTCGCCGAAGCCGCGGGCGTACACCCGTCCGGCGGCCTCGCCGATTGACTGCGCCAGTGCCGGATCGCCCACCTGGGCGGCGAGCTTCGCACGGGCGGCGTCAAGTTGCAGGCCACCGAGCAGGCCGGCGCCGATTCCTGCGGCGAGCGCGGCTCCGAGTACTGGGCCGATCTGCCGCATTTTGCCCTTGGCGCTTTGGAGTCCGCGGTCGAGCTGCCTGTCATCGACCTTGAGGTAGGCGACCAACTCGCCAAGCTTCAGCGCCACCGATCGCCTCCTGTCAGATCATGGACGGTCGCCGTCGATTCGACGCCCGACGGCTTGCAGCGGATGGGCCACGCCGTTACGGTTCAGCGGTTGTCCACCGGATAAGGGGTCTCCGATGCAGCCGCCGACGCAGCCTCAGCCAACTCCGGCGAAGAAGAAGGGCAATCCGATCGTCGCTGCGGTCGGGCTACTCGTGCTCGTTGCGCTGTGCGGAATAGGCGGATTCGCCGTGTTCGGCGGTGGTGCTCAACCACAGGATCCGGTGAGCGACAACCGGGGCATTACCGCCGAAATTATGTGCGAACAGTTCATCGAAAGAGAACTCAAAGCTCCGGCCACAGCAGAATACGCCGATCCGACAACCAGTAAAGACGGGGCGACCTATACAGTAAGCGGCGCGGTTGATTCGGAAAACAGCTTCGGGGCTAAGGTTCGGTCCCAGTACAACTGCATCGTCACGGATTCTGGCGACGACAAATGGACGCTTGTAGATCTGACGCTGTCGGAGTAGCTCACACGGACTCCGAGAACCCAGGTTCAGGCGCGAGGGCTCGGTAGGTGCGGGTGTCGGCGGCGAGTAGGCCGAGGATGCGTGTCTGGAGCCACCGCCAGGACCGGGTCCGCATCAGGGTCCGGTCTTCGACGTCGATGCCGTACACGTCGTGTAGGTCGGCCTCGATGAGTGCCCACTGTGCGAGTAGGGCGCTCCAGCTCACCGTGCCTTCCGGCGTCCCCTGTTCCTGCGCCCTGGTGGGGGCAGGGATGTCGTACCACTCGTAGAGGCCGGTGGCGGGGTCTTTCCGTCCCCGGCCGTACGGTTCCCGCCAGTCTGCGCCCGACGTTCCTGCCGGTTCGTCGGGCGCTGGGCTTCCGGGCGGCCCCCGGAGGTCCAGTACCGTTCGGCGGCGTCCTCGCCGCCGATGATCCAGATGTAGCCGGTCTGCCCGCAGAACTGGATGTGCGGATCGGGAACTTGGTCGGCGGCCATCTGCTGGTAGACGTCGCCGAGGACCCGTTCCGGCAGGCTGAGGTCACCCGGCAGCTGCGGTAGGGCCTCGATCCGGGCGACGGCGGCCTGTATCTCTTGCTCGCTGCTGGCGTTGTGGACCTCTCCGGTGACCTCGGCCAGGCGGCGGCACCACAGGCCCAGCTCGGCTGAGGGCAGCGGCAGGGTGTACTCGCGGCCCTTGACCGTCAGCGTGAGCCCTGGCGACCAGTAGGCGTCGAGGTCGTCGAGACGCGCACCCATCAGGCGTAGGTGTAGTCGTCGGCGGCGGTGTCCGTGCTGGCCCCGGCGGTGGTGGTGACCTGGACCTGGACGGTGCCGGCGAGGCCGGCGGGCGGGATCGCCACGATGTGGCTGTCCGAGACGACCGTGTAGTCGGTGGCGGGATTCGCCCCGAAGCCGACCGCGGTCACGGAGGCCGTGCCGTTGGGCTTGAAGTGCTGCCCGTAGATGTTGACCACCTGGTCGTCGCCCGCGGTTGATCCCGTTGTCGGGGCAATGCTGGTGACGGTCGGCGTTAGGCTGCCGGCGGGGTTGGTGATGTCGGTGATCTGGCCCTGCCCCTGGAGCACGATGTCGATGGTCTTGCGGCCCTTACCGCCCGAGGGTGACCAAGATTTGACGTAGCAGCGGCCCTCGTGACTTTCGCCGTCGTCGAGGCCCATCCTGCTGTACCAGCGGATCCCGAACTCGGCGTTCCCGGCGCTGGACGTCCGGAGAGCCTTGAACTGGGTGCGGAGAAAAGCCTGCACGGCGTCGATGGCGCTGCCTTGCAAGTTGGTCGACCAGGCGATCTTGACTTCGACCCGCCAGTTGTAGCCGGTGACCTCCTCCCGCATCGCCCCGGTGTCGTCGTAGACCTCGTCGTCCTCGGTGCGCAGCTCCTCGAGGAGCTTGGCCTCCTCGACGCCCATGAGCTGCTGGTATACGACAGTCGGGTAGGTGGCGGTGTCGATGTCGAGTCGGTGGGTGCGGGCCAGCTCGGTGACCCGGGTGGTCGGGGTGGTCGCCATGGGATGGCCCTGCCTTTCGTCAGTCGGTGCGATTGAGCGTCGGGCGCATCGCCTCGACGTAGTAGTTGCTGGACGACTCCCACCGGCGGTTGGTGTCCTGGCCGAGGGAGGTGTGGTTGCGGCGGGTCACGTCCACGACCTGCACCGCGCCGAGGGCAGCCCGGCCGAGGCTTTCAAGCAGCTCGTACACGGCGTCGCCGAGGTCCTCGACGTCGCGCGGGTCATCGGGTAGTCCCCGGCAGCGCACCTGCACGCCCACTGTGTGGTCGGCCATGCCGGGCAGGTCGTCGCCGAGCGGGTAGGCGGCGAGGGTGATCAGCCGGTCTGGGTGCTGCGGGATGGCGCGGATGACGATGGCCGTCTCACCGGCCGTGTAGGCGCCGGTTGTGCGCCAGGTTCCGGCGCCACCAGTGTGGAGTAGCTCGGCGAGGCCGGTCAGCAGTTGGGAGGTCCAGCCGTCACCGAGTGCCATGTCATCCCTTCAGTGGCTTTCCGGCAGCCTTCGCGATGAGGGCGAGCATCACGTCCCGCTCCGTTGTCATCGGCTGCTCCAGGTACTTGGCCCGCCGGCCGTCGTCGTGCCGCAACGTCATGTCCTCGTGCTGCCGGACGGCGTATGGCCTGTCGTAGGACACAGCGACGGTGCCGGAGCCGGGGTCGCTGGATACCTCGCCGGAGCGCTCCAGGTCGCCCTCCTCGTGCGGGACGAGCCCGGAAGACGTCTGGAGCAGGTGCTCCCCGGCGACCAGGAGGCCGTCCATGCCCGCGTCGGACAGCGCGGCAAGCACGCGATCCCCGTCCCACTCCAGCCGGAATTCCTCAGCCACCGGTTACTCCAGGGACAGTTCGACGTGCTCCGGCAGGTCCAAGCCGTGCGCGGAGATGTCCGACCGGGCCAGCACCCGCGACGTGCGCCCAGCCCAGGTGACCCGGGAACCGGGCGGGCAGACCGTGTCCGGTGGGCAGTAGACGGTGGTGGAGCTGACCTGTTCGGTGCCGGCTGCGTCCTGGGTTTGCACCCGCACCAGGCGGCGGGACTGCTCCACCACGCACGGCGTGACATCGGCTGGGGCGGCGAGCACGTCACCGTAGGCGCCGGATCCCTCGTACGCCTGCACCGAGATGGTGGCCGGCGTGGGGATGTGAACGGCGATGAAGTCAGCCCAGTCCATGCCAGGGCTCCTGTGGTCCTCGCCCGGTCAGTCTGGCGGCCTGAAGTACCTGCCACGCCTGCGACCACAGCGGCCCGACCTTCGTGGCGGCGCCGGTCTGGGATCCCTGCCACCGCTGCACGTTGATCCGGCCGATGGTGAAGGCGCCGGCCTCCCGGGTGCCGCTACCGCTCGTGTCCCCTTGCGTCAGACCAGACGCGACCTGCTCGAGCGTGGCCAGGTTCAACGCGGCGATCACGTCCTGGTCCTCGTCGTCGTACACCGCGCACAGCAGCGCCCGGTCGACGTCCCGGGACGCGCGCACGAGCAGCAGCGCCGCGTTAGCTGGGACGTCAAGTCCGGCTGCGGTCAGATGCTCGGTGAGGTCGTTGACGCTGGCGTACGCGCCGGCGACTGGGGCGGACAGTACCGTGACGACCTCGCTGGCGGTGGTGTCGTCGCCGTCGTAGGTGCCCTCCCACAGTGCCAGGTAGGCCGTGGCCGTCAGGTCGGCGGCGGTTGCCCAGCTGTAGCCGTACACGCCGGTCGCCGGGTTGGTGATCCCGGTCGAGGTGGGGCCGACCACGGCGGCGCCGCCGGCTACGGGCAGGATCGTGATGGTGAGCGCGTCCACGTCGACGCGGGTGCCGTCGCCGCGTTCGAAGGTCGCGGTGAGGGTGATGGTGCGGCCCTGCACTATCTCGGTCACGTTGTCACCCGCCGGAAGGTCTGGTCGTCGAACGACAGGTGGAACTCGCCTGACTGTGTGCGGCGGATGATCACCGCGCCGGTGGAGGCGATGACTTCGCACGGGGCGGCGACGCCAGTGTTGGTGGGGATCGGCAACAGCCGGCCGTGTGTGACCGGTGCGAACCCGGCCGGCAGGTTGAGCAGTGTGTCGCCGGCCACCGACCCGGCTGGCACGTAGATCCGGCCCTGCATCCGTACCGTCGCGTCGGCGTCCCAGCACACCTGCAAGGGCGCCACTCCGGCGGCCACGCTCTCGCTGTAGCGGCCGGTCGCGCCCGGGTCGATGGCGGTGATGTCGGTCCAGGGCTGGAGCGAGGTGATCCAGCGCGCGAGGGCGTCGATCCCGCCGATGTGCGTGCGGGTGCCGTTGGGTTCGCGGCGCTCCAGGCGCAGCATGAGGCCGGTGGCGCCGGCGCGGGTGATGAGTACCTGGAGGTGTTCCCACAGCCGGCCGGGCAGGTGCTCCCAGCGGCCGTACGCCAACTCGTTGAGCCAGCAGGACAGCTCTTCGTCTTCGGGGTTGCCGGTCAGGTTGCGGCCGAACTGGAGGAGGTCGGGCTCGCCGCTGGCGGGGTCGTGATCAAGGATCAGCCGGAGCAGCGCGGCGGCGAGCACCCCGACGGGATTGTTCACCTTGTCGATCTTGTTGGGGTCCCCGCCGGGGACGGTGCCCTCAGCTGCCATGGCATGCCTCCCTCGGGAATGGTGGGGGCCCGACCGCAATGCCTCGGCCAGGCCCCGGTCTTACTCGGACTACGGCCCGTACTTCTCGATCAAGTCGGGCTTGGTGAGCGCCTCGGCCTCGTCCGGGTCGGCGTCGTGCACCCTGACCGCGTAGCTGACCCATTCGGCCTTGACCGCCGATGGTGCGGGCGGCTCGTTCGGCGCGTCGGGCTCGGCGGGGCTGACCTCGACCACGCTGTACTCGTCTCCGAGCCTGCGTAGTGTCTCGGCCTGCACGATGTTGGGCACTTCGGCCTGCCCGTCACGGAAGTGCACCGTCCCGGCCTCGGTCCACACCTGAAGCTGCGGGTACCGGTCGCAGCGGAATGTCATCATGACGTCGCCAGGCCGGTGATCTTGCCGTGGGTCTTCTCGTTGCCGTACTTGAGGCCGACCTCGCCGTAGAGCTGGCTGCGGTCGTTCGCCCCGGTGCGGCCCAGCGGCTCAGCGAAGAAGTGCCCCTTGCCGGGGATCTCCTGGTAGACGGGCATGCACTGCTCCAGCGACACCGCAGACAGCGCGTCGGCGGGCATGTGCCGGTTGAGCATCAGGTTCAGCCGACCGAAGTCCGTCTCGATCGTCTGCACGTTGACTCCGGCGACGTTGCGCGACTGTTCCCGGTAGTTCTTGTTCGTGACGAAGATCGTCGTTAGGGCTCGCTTCTGGACGGCGTTGCACATCAGGGTTGCGGTCTCCGACTCCTGGATGCCGCCGTTTTCCCACACCGACTGGAGCAGGTCGAGCACCATCGTCTCGGTCAGCGCAGCAGCCGCCGCCGCGACCACGTTGGTGGTGGTCGCTTCGAGGATGCCGCGCGTCTTGCGGGCGGTCGAGTTGTCCGCCGGCTTCACGTAGGTGCCCTGAATGAAGCTGTACTCGATGTCCCGCGCCATCTGTTTGAGCATCTGCTCGACCTGCCAGTCGAGCTCGTTGGTGACCGGGTTGGCTAGCGCGTTGTTGATGCCGGCCTTGGCTTGGACGGCGGCGAGCTTGGTGTAGGACACGCCGACGGTCTCGTGGTGGATCTGCACGATGTTGGACACGTTGGCGCGGACCCGGTTCTCCGCGGTTGGGGCATCCGCGCCCTCCAGCGCGGTGTTCTGCCCGGCCGCGCGTAGGTCGTAGGTCTGCCATTCGAACTCGTTGGCGTCGGTCTGCCCGCCGCCGGTGAGCCCGCCGATCGCGGAGAAGAACGGGGTGTCGCTCGGGGTGAGCTGGTAGAGGACCCCGGTGTAGTTGGGCAGGTCGTAGGTGGTGCCGAGCCCGGTAATGCTTCCGGCCACGGTGTGCTCCTTAGGTCGAGAGAGCCCTGGACTCGGCCGGGGCCTACTGCGGTTGCTGTTGGTGGGCGGCCGTCAGCTTTTGGTTCTGCAAGCTGATGACCTTGCGCCAGTTACCGGCCTTCTGCGCCTCGGTGATCTGCTCGTCGAGGCTCATCGCTGCAGCGGCGGGTGCGCCGCCGAAGTGGCCGCCGGAGCGGGCCGGCAGCTGCGGCTGGGGCGGGTCGGCGGGCTGGGCGGCCATCCACGGGTTCTGCGCGGCGATCGTCTGGATGGTCCAGGCGAGACGCTGCGCGTAGTCCGGGGCGGCCGGGTCCAGGCCGGCAGCGGCCTGCTGCCATGCGGTCGAGCCGAGCAGCGCGGCGGGGTTGACCCCTACCTGCCCGGCGGCGGTCCCGGCGTGCTGGGAGACGGTCGCGGTCCGCAGTTGCGTGTCCCGCTCGGACATCTGACTCCGGAGCCGCTCGATCTCCTCTCGGGCGGCCTTGGGTAGCCGGGACAGGTCGTAGCCGCCACCGTCGTTGTCCGGCTGACCGGCTGGAGGGGGCGACAGCGGCTGAGGCGGGACGCGGTCCGACGGTGCCGGCGGCTGCCCGGTCGGAGCGGGGGTGTACGGCGGTGCCGGCGGCTGACCCGGCGGCGGCTGCCATTCCGGAAAGGGCGGGCCCTGCCAGCCGGTGGGTGGCGGGGTCCAGCCTTGCGGCGGCGTGGGTGGCTGCTGGGGCGGGGTCTGCGGCGGGCTGCCGTACGGCTGCGGCTGCGGGGCGGACGGTGGGGGCTGTGCCGGCGACGCGGGCGGCGCGGCGGGCGGCGGCTGCTGGCCAGCCTGCCCTTGCGGGGCGGGTGGCTGCGGCGGCGGCCCAGCGGGCGGCTGCGGGGCGGGCTGAGTCACGATCGACTCCTCGGGTTGGGTGCTGCCCCGGACGGTCCGGGGACGACTATCGGGCCACGCCGATCTGCTCGCGTGGGCGCTGCCGGATCAGCCCGGTCGCGTCAACGTGGGCGCGGATCGCGGCTTGGGCGGCGCGGACTTTCGCCGCGGCGGCGCGGCGGGCGGCCGGGTCGATCGCGGCGGCCTCGCGGAGTTTGGCGCGCCGTACCCGACGCTCCAGCTCCCGCAGGCGCTGCCGGTCGCGGTCGCCTTGCGGGTTGGCGGTGTGCGTCGGCGGCCTCGTGGCGCCGGGTAGGTAGGCGGTGAGCCGGTGCGTGCAGTTCGGATGCAGCAGACCGCCTCGGACGGCCTCGTTGACGCTGCCGGCCACCTCGACGGCGACGGTGTCCTCGGCCGTGGCCGAGGCGACGTGCTCGGTGCGTCGCCCGGCCGGCCCGGACCGGGAGAGCACCGTACCCTCCCAGGGTCGACACCTGGCGCACTCCTGCGGCGAGTTGCTGACCATGACCAGGTCCAGCCCGGCGGCGCCCAGCCGGTCCAAATGGCCCTCCACGAGGGCTTGGGCGACGGTGGAGCGGGTAGCCATCTCCACGTAGGAGGCCAGCTGCCAGCGGCGGCCGGCCCGGTCCACGAACCCAGTGATGCCGCGGGAGAGTAGCTGCTCCCAGGCGACTTGAGCGGCGCGTCGGCGGCTGGCCAGGCCGGCGAGAACGTCGGGCGCGGCGGCGCGGGCGATGACGTCCCGGTAGGCGTCGAGGGTCCAGCGCAGGATCCGCAGGTGCGTGCCCCGTAGCGTGCTAACCAGCGACAGCACGAGCCGGTTGATCGCGGCAGCGCCCGGCATGTGGGTGGCGACGCGGGCCAGCTCGGCGGCGAGGCCTGCCCGTCGGGCGTTGACCATCTCTTGCAGCCCTGGCGGCAGGTCGGCGAGGCCTGCGCGGGCGAGCCAGTCCGGGTGGGTGTCCTGCACGCGGGCCAGCTCCGCGAGCGCGTCTCGGCCGCCGCGCATCCACGCCAGGATCACCGCTTGGGCGACCCGGTCGGCGAGGGGCCCATCGAGCCGGTCAAGCAGGGTCTGCGCCCACCGTCGGACGGTGCCGGCCGCGGCGAGTTTCTCGTCGGCCCAGTCGGGGCGGTCCATGCCGGCGGCGAAACGGCGGGCCAGGTCGGTGGCGAGCCGGGTTTCCAGCTCGGCGTACAGGTCGACGAGAGTGCGGGCGAGCTGGTCGGCGAGGTGAGCGCGCTCCGGCATGGCTTACCTCCCGGTGAACGTGCCTGGATCCTGCACCTGCTGGCCCGTCTCGGCCTGGATTCGGGCGACCTCCTTATCGACCTGGGGTCCGTCCCAGTCCGGGTTGATCAGCTGCACCAGCGTCTCCGTGGACGCTGCTTCGGCGCGGCGCAGTAGGTCAGCGGTGGTCGCGAGCCGCTGTTGATCCTCTTGCACACTGTCCGCGAAGGTGATCTTTGGTGGCTGCGGTGTCACCGCAGCACGAAACGCGGTACGGGCGATCTCCAACTGCGCGGCGATGACGGACGACAGGCCCGGCCGCCAGTAGAGGGCCTTCTTCGCCCGGGTCACGAGGCTGCGCCGTTCCCGGGACTGGATCTCGGTGGCGGTCGCCGCGGCCTCACCAGCGATGCCGAACGTCTGCTGGCTGTAGCCGGCGTCGCGGAGGATCTGCTCCAGCAGCTCGTTCGCCGACCGGGAATGCTCCTCGACGCGGATCGCGAACTGGCTGACCGTGATACCGGCCCCGGAGCCGGGCAGGTCATGCACAGGGGTGAACAGCCGCTGGTCGACGTCGAAGGTCGCGCCGCCGCCGGGGCCCTGGGACTGGAGCATGTACGACGGCACGATCAGCCGGCCCTTGGCCAGGTCAATGTCTCGCATCCACGCCGACCACACGAAGTCGAGCTTGTCCATCAGCGGCTCGACACCCTCATAGTCGGAGCGGCCGAGGTTGGCGCCCGCCGGTGTCGCCCTCCACCTGCGTGACGGCATCTGGTTCGGGACATAGGCGGCGGTGAGACGCTGCGTGCGGGTCTCGATCGTGTCGCCGTTGGCGGTGACCTGCGCGGCGAGGCCCGCGGTCTCCGGATGCTCAGTCAGCGGCACCCGCCGGCCGAGGGCGGTCAGGCCGCCGACGAACAGGCCGTGGATGATGCCGCCCGGCTCATGTCGTTCCAGGTGCCGCATCACCTGCTGCCCGTCGGTTTGCAGCTCCCGCCAGAACGTGACCGCGTGCAGCTGGTCATAGCGCCACTCAGGTACGGCCGCGTCGGCGTGCACGGAGGCAATCCACGGCCGGTCGGAGACGTCGCGGTCCCAGACGACGCGGAGGTAGACGCCGCCGAGCGCCGCCTGCACGTCCGCGGCGCACAGCAACGCGGCTTGAAACTGGTCGCCGGCCTGCTCCAGCCATGCCGTCGTGCCGCTGTCATCCGCGACGACCTTCGGCGGCTCGCTGAAAAGCAGATCGGCGCTGGTGGTGGCCAGGTCGGCGGCCACCGGGATGTGCAGCTTGTCGGGTGGCTCGCCGGTCGTGGCGGGCCGCCCCCACCAGAGGCGGGCGAGCCACCCGCCGACGCCTCCGGCGTACTGAACAGGGCGCGGACTCCAGCGGGCGATGCACGCCGCGTAGTAGGCGTGCAGGCGTTGCGGGTCGCCGGAGTACCAGGCGTCCCACTCTTCAAGCTGATTGAGGATCGGCTTGAGGTCGTAGGGTGGCCATTCGGCGTCGCCGTTGGGCAGCGGCACGGGGCGGCCCTCCTCGGGTCCGATGGTCAGCTCAGGCGTCGAGGTGCTGGACGGAGCGCAGCAGCGGGCGCCACAGCACCTCGGGGGTTTTGATCGCGTACCGGGCGGCGTCGATCGAGTGGTCATCGGCCTTGATGGGGGTGTCCTCGCCTCGCTCGGCGGCCTTGTCGTCCCAGGAGTAGCCGGGGATCTCGTCGATCAGCCCTCGACACGACTCGTGTACCCGGAGCTGGTCGTTGCCGAGCAGGCTCGACATGAGCCGGATGCCGTCGAGCACCGAGTTGTCGGCCAGCGCCGGGGTCATGCCGTCTTCGTGCAGCTGCAGGCGCAGCGACGCGGCCGACGGGTCGACCACGGTCCACTCCGGCGTGATGCCCTTCAACCCGGGCGCCCCGGGCACCTCAAGGCCCGCCAGCCAGGCGCGCAACTCCCGGGACAGCCCGACATCGGTGAGCTGCCGGCGGGCAGTGGCCGGGTCGTGTCGCCACTCGTGGGTCAGATACAGGCGACCGTCCTCACCGGCGCCGAGGATCACCGCGGCGGTGGCGTTGCGGGTGCCGTAGTCGATACCCAGCGAGATCCACCGGTGGATAGCCGGGAGCACGGGCACAACGTGGCGGTCCTCGTCCCACATGTCGAATACGGCGCCTTCGGCCTGCACCCAGGAGCCGAGGATGAACCGCTTGTACCAGAGGCCGACGTACTCGGTCTTGAGGTCACGGACGTACTGCGGGTCGAGGTGCGGGTTGTCATCGAGGGTGCTGTGCCAGGTCCGCAGGTTCAGCTCACCGGCCCGCAGGAGGTACTTCTTGCGCAGCCAGTGATTGGGGGCGTCTGGGTTGGTGGTGCCGAACAACTGCGCGCCCGGCACGGATAGCCGGGCCAAGACTTGGGTGAAGAACGCCTCGGGGATCGTCGTGAGTTCGTCACCGTAGGCCAGGCACAACGTCATGCCGCGGACCTTCGGCTCCGCCTTGGAGTCATTCGCTCCTAGGACGTCGACTTCCCGGCCGAGGATCGTGCCGGTTGCCGCGCCTGGGTTGTACTTGACCAAGCGGGCGAGCGGCCCGAACAGGAGCGGATCCGTGAGTACCGCGAACACGTTGCGGTTGACGGATTCGCGGGTTTTGCCGAACAGCAGGACCCGGCCGGAGGTGGGCGCGGTCGCGATGGCCAGGAGGAGCCGCAGCAGCGACGCGACGGTTTTACCGGACCGGACGCTGCCTTGCCAGATGTTGAGGCGGGCTGTGGACTCCACCATGGAGCGGAGGTGGATCGGCGACAGGGTACGGCCGACCGCGTCGAGGTCAACCGCCATCGGATCCGGCGTGGTTGAGCTGGTCGTAGGCTGCGCCGAGGCCCCGGGCGAGGGCTCCGAGCATGCTCTTCGCAGCGTCGACGCCGGGGTCGGCGTCGTAGTCGTCGAGTTTGATGGCTCGATCAATGGCGGCACCCACGGCCTGCATGATCTTCTGCTTGTCCGCGAAAGTCGGTTCGGACAATGTCCAGTCCACGCGGTCGAACTCCTTGCCGCCGTGGTCGACGTAGTCGGCTGGCTGCCAAAGCTGCTGACGGAGCCGCTCGGCGTCGTCAAGCAGGGCGCTAGCCAGGACAGCTCGTTTGGCGCGAGCGTCGTCCTTCTTGGCTTCGGTAGCGGCGCGGGTGACGGCCCGGTCGAAGCTGAGGTCGAGCTGGTCGGCGATCCTGGAGACGGTACGTCCGGACCGGCCGATCGTCCGGCCGATCTCGTTGCGGGACATGCCCTGGCCGTGCAACTCACGGACGCGGTCGTAGTCGGCCTGGGTGACAGGTCGGGGGGTAGTCATGGGCTCGCTCCGTCCCGAGCCTTGCCCGGTCAGAGGGTGGTGAGGGGCGGACGCACGCGATGAGCGGGTGCAATACCGGCGGGACAAGGGCGGCGCGGGCAGGCCATCCCAGCCTGTGACCTGCCCGCACCCCCTGTGGTCGCGTCCCGGTCCTGGGTACGCGAAAGCCCGGCGGCGAGTCGGCCGGCCGGGCTTTGGGCACACTCCGCCTATGCGGTGAATGTGTGATGACCATGATGGCGTGGTCAGGCGGCTTGCGTCAACTCGCCTTACTGGCCGCGGGTTGGCCCGCCGCGACCCTCGACGGTGAGGCGAGTGTCGCGTTCGATGGTGGACATCTCTTGGTGGTCGTACCAGGTGGTGCCGCGTGCTCGTCCGGGTATGTGCCAGGTGGTGACCCGCCCGTGTAGCGGGTCGTTGGGGTCGCGGGAGCGGCGGGCCCAGTCACGGACTCGGGCGGCGGTGATGTCGGGGCCGAGGGCGTGTGCGATCTGCGCGGCGGTGCCGTAGCGGTCACGGGTGAGTGGGGTGTCGCCGGGGCAGCGCCCGGCGGGGGTGAGGCGGGAGCGGCAGTGTCGGCAGGTCACGGTGCGGCCCCCGCGACCGCGCCGAGGGGCCAGACGTGCCGTACGCCCTCCAGGCCGCCGGGGCATCGGCAGTCGGGGGTGTGCCGGCAGTCGGCGGCGCAGACGACGGTGCGGGCGGCGGCGGGTCCGACGGTGGCCGCCTCCAGGCTGCGGCGTCGGCATCCGGGGCACTCGCCGGGTATGCGCGTGCGGTAGGGCTGGTGGTTGAGCCAGCCGCGGGCCAGCTCGTCCTCGTCGGCGAGGTGGAGGGCGAGCAGACCGAGGGCGCGGGGTGGCAGGGTGAGGGCGGGTAGGGCGGTGAGGATGCGTTGCAGCGGGTCGCGGCCGGGCGGGAGACGGTAGGTGGTGGCGAGCCAGGTCAGCCGGTCGGTCAGGCGTCGGATTCGCTGCGTCCACGTCTGCACAGGCGGTGGGGGCCGGTCGGCGGTCAGCGTCGCGACAGGGTCGGCGTGTCCGCCGATCGGGTGGATGGTGCCGTGGATGGGGCTACGCAGGATCGGCGCGGCGGCGGTGAGGGTGTCACCTCGCTGCCGGGCCTCGGCGGCAGCGAGCGCGCCCAGTTGCTGCATGGCGGTGTGGATGGACCAGGCGGTGGCGGAGGCGTGGAGGTGGTGCGGTGTCACTGGGCGACCTTTCGGCGAGGGTCCACAGCAACGACGGGCGTAGGTGGCATGTTGACTACCGCCAGTACGGTGCGATGGGTCCGTGTGGATGGGTGGAGGTGCCGGTGGTCCGACGCGTGACGGCCTCGGTTGTCGGGGTCATCGTGGGCCTGGCGGCCACGTGGCTGATCGTCGTCGCTGTCCAGGGCAGGCCTACGCCGGACACGGTGTGGGGGCCTCGGCCTCCGACCCCAGCGGCGCACCAGACCGTGTTCGGGGTGGTGTCGTTGATGTGGTCCGCTGGGTGTGAGGGCGGGCAGGTGATCGCCGAGGAGCCGGGTGTCCACGAGGTGGGGATGTGCACCATCGACGGCCACGAGGTAGCGGCGGCGGTTTTTGCCGACGAGGGCGAGCGCGACGAGTGGGTGAGCCATATGGCTGGGATCGGTAGTGTCACGGCCACCGGTAGTCGGTGGGCTGTCGCCGGTGATGAGGCGGCGGGGGTGGAGGCGTTCGCTGCCGCCGTGCCGCGCTGATCCCGGCGCCGTTGGGGCGCGCGTTGTTGCCGCCGGGCGCTGGTGCTGCCGGCCTGCCAGCTGCTACTCACGGCGCGGCCTCGGGATATTGGATGCGCCAGGTCGGGTGGTGGACGGTGGACCGGGTGTCGCCGGCGAGGCGGATGCGGAGTCGGACGCCGTCGGTGCTGGTGATGGTGCCGGGCCTGCCGTTGGCGATGACGCGGACACCGCGTCTGGCGGGGACGCCGTAGTGACGGCGGATGTAGGCCATGCTCACTGGTCGTTCCTCCAGCGGGTGGCGGGTTGAGATCCACTGTGAGCGGTTAGGAGGGCGCCGCCCACGCCCACACCCGCGCCGGGGTCTCCAGGCGACCGTGTGTGGCTCTCAGCGGGCGGCGCGGTGTCCTGCGTGCGGCCGGTGGCGTAGGTGCTGTGGTCTGGGCAGAGCACCGTGAGGCCGCGAAGGCGTATCCAGCCCTGGTCCTGTGGGCCGACGTCTGCGCGGTAGGTGCGCGGGCATCCCGGGTAGACGCAGTAGCGGATCAGGGTCCCCACGTCGTGCGCGCTGCCGGACGGGGAACCGGGGCGGGTGGTGTACCGCGCCCGCGCCCGGTCGAGCTGTTCGGCCACGTGGTCGAGGGTGGCGATCAGCTCCTGGACGTCGGCGAGGGCGGCGCGGGCCTGGTCCCGGTCGCCGGCGAGCTGGTCGATCAGCTCGGCGGCGGTGGCGTGGCCTGTAGCGCCGGCGCGGTTGAGGGCGGCCCACACGTCGGTGAGGGTTTCGAGTGCCTGTTGGCAGTCGTCGGGGGCGGTGGTGGTGTGGTGGCCGTGGTGGCACTCGCGGTGGATGGGTAGGCGGTGGGCGGGTGTGGTCATGGCGGGCTCCTCAGGCGGCGGTGGCGGGTTGGGGTTGGCCGTAGCCGGCGGCGCGCAGGAGGCGCAGCAGGGTCGCGCCGTCGCAGGTGACGTACCAGTCGGCGGGGTTGGTCTTGCCGCGGCGTTTGTGCCACACCACGGCCAGGTCGGCGTGGTCGTTGACGCGTTCGGTTTCGGCTTCGGCGAGCCAGGCGGCGAGGTCAGTGCGGGTGCAGCTTTTGACTTCGATGACAACGCCGATGACGCCGGCGATATCGCCGCGGTCGTGGGTGGCTCCGGCGAGGCGTCGTTCTGCGTGGGGCCAGCCGTTGGCGCGTAGGTAGTCGACGATGGCGCGTTCGGCGGCGCTGCCTTTGATCTTGTTGGGGTTGGTCACGTCTGGTCCTTCCGGCGGATGGCGGGTTGTTGGCGGCGGAGCCGGTTGAGGGCTTCGGCTCGGCGGGCGGCGAGGTCGTCCAGGACGGCTTCGGCGAGGGGTCCGACGGGCTCCGGATCGCCGTCTGCGACTTCGTCCCGACTTCGTCCGCCGCAGGTCAGAGCGTTTTCGGGAACATAACGGACATCATCCATCGATCAAATCCTTTACAGAGGGGTTTTTGATCTCGTCCGACCTCGTCCGACCTCGTCCCGGACGAAGTGCGGAGGAGGGCTTCGACCTCGTCCCGCTCGTCCCGGTGTTAGACCGGGACGAGGACGAAGTCACTCCGGCCCCCAGTTCGGCGGCTCGACTTCGTCCCGATGCCACAACGGCCCCCCACGGTCGGCTGAGAACCTGTCGGACTTCGGGTCGTCGGCCTGCCGGTAGGTGGCCACCAACTGATGCGCGAACCCGCGGCCCGCCTGGTGCCGGGCCACGAACCTCTCCTCCACGAGCACGGCGAGCGCCTTACGGATCTGCACCGACCGGCCCTCAACCCCGCCCGTGATCTTGTTCTCGGACAGCCCAGGCGGCTGAGACTCCAGGAACCGGGACACCCGCTCCATCAACGCGGTGGGCCGGAAGTCCGACTGACCGTCCGACCCGTCCGCGGCGGGCGGCTCCACCGTCACCGCGATCACCCCGTCAGATGTGGAGTCCACAACCACCCGGGCGGCCTCCTGGGTGCGGTCGGACTTGCGGAACTGGCCGCAGGTCGGCCGGACGGCGCCGGGCCGGTCCTTGGCCACCCGCAGCACCACCACGCCGCGCAGCCCCCGCCCCAGCGGTTCCTTCACCTCGACCACGTAGGCGGCGCCGTCGAGGGCCGACATCTTCGCCTGCGCGCCGATGGCGAACCGCCCGCGTGACTCGGAGTCCTTCGTGACGTGGTCGACCTGGATGACTGCCGCGCCGGTTTGCTGCGCCAGCGGCCGGGCGAAGGCCCGGTTCCAGGCGGTGATCTCGTCGTTGTCCTTTGAGGCGACCCCGAACACGCTGGCGGCCTCGGTGACCCCGTCGATAACCGCCAGGTCGAACCGGCCGGCGAGTAGCCGCTCGAACGCGGCACGGTCCTCACCGGTGGCATGTGGCCGGACTCCGGGGCGCAGGTACAGCAGACCGGCGGCGACCTGCTCCCGGGCGGCGCCCATCATCAGGATCCGGCCGACCACCACCGACGCGTCGGACTCGAAGTCGATGTAGACGGCCCGGCCCCAGCCGGTCAGGATCCGCGCCGTCTCGGCCTGGGCGACCATGCTCTTGCCGGACTCGGACTCGCCCTGGAAGGTGTGCACCCGGCCGGGGTAGAGCAGGTACCCGCCGTCGGTGCGGGGCATCAGTGACGGCTCCTCCGGCACGTACGAGCCGTCGAGGATCGCCGACAGGTCTATGGGTGCCCATGAGCTGGCGGGCGCGTCGTCGGCGGCCTGGTGCAGCTCGTCGTTGAGCCGCTGCTCGGCGCGTTTGCGCGCCCGTAGCCGTAGGTACTCCCGGTCGGTCTCCTCGTCGAGGCGTTGACGGTCGCGGGCGGCGCGGACCTGGGCGCGGGCCTCGTCCTCTTGCCGCTGCCACGCCTCATGCTCCGGTGTGCCCGCATCGAACGGGTTCGGCACTCGTGGGGCCTCCACGTCCATGCCTTCCCACAGGTCCAGATCCACGGTCACGCGGCCACCCCGAGGTGCCGGACCGGACGGCCGGTCTCCCAGTCCACCGGCCCGCCCGGGTGGACGCGGTAGGGGCGGCCCTCGCGGGCGGCGCGGGCGCGGGCGGCGGCGTCCATGTCGGCCAGCTCGGCGGCGACACGCTGCTCGTAGGTCATCCGTAGGTGTGCCCGGTCGTCCCAGGTGCAGACGATCCGGGCCACCTGCTCGTCGACGGCGGCGGTCTGCCCGGCGAGGTAGGCCAGGTGCAGCAGGTAGGCGACCTCGCCGCGGCTGTATGTGCGGCGTGTGGGGTCCTGCATGGCGTCGCAGACGTTGAGGGTGTCGGCGGCGGCCGGGGTGGTGCTGCTCATTCAGGTCCCCCAGGGGTTGATCGTGTGCGTGTCGGGTTGTGGTGCCCCGTCGCGCGCTCGATACGCGGTGCCGGCCTGTCCGGGCGGGGCGGAGTAGGGGGTTAGAACGGCGGCTTGTCGGGATCGTCGGTGAGACGGGCAACGCCGGTGATGGTGGGCAGGCTCACGGTTGTCCTTTCTGGTCGGTGTGGCATGGGCATTCACAGCCGGAAGCGACGCAGCGGCGATGCCGCCGGCCGTAGCAGGAGGGCGCGAGCAGCAGCCGTCGGGCGTCGCCGGCGAGCCGGCGAACCTCAGGCCGGGTGACCCGGTCCGACTGGGCGGCCCGGACGGTGTCGGCGTAGCCGCAGTTGAGGCACCGCTGCTCGTCGGTGACCCCGTCAGAGTTGACGTGGAGGGCTTTGCCGCAGCGGGGACACCGCAGCCGCGCCGACGCTGCGCTGATGGTGGCCATCACGTGCCGGCTTTCGGTTTGCGGGCGTTTCCCAGGCGGGCCAGCAACGCGCCGAGAGTGGTGGGCTCGCCGTCCTCGTCGGCTACCGCGGCGCCGAGCCTGCCGCGGCCGTCTTCGGCCTTGTACAGGACACCCAGTTCCTCGAACCCGGTAGCCGGGTCGAGAGCCTGACGGCGCACCTCCATGACGCTCATTCCCGGGTCGGCGCCGTCGGTGAGCCAGTCGAGGACCTGCTTGCCGAACCCGGCGTCAGGTTCACGGATGACCGCCTTAGCCAGCGGCTTGCACCGGGACTTGGCCACGACGAGGGTGTTGTCCAGGTCGAGGTCACCGACAATGTCGAACTCGTATTCGATGCCGTCGCGTTGCTCCGGCTTGGTGCCGATCTTGCGGGGGATCTTCTTACCCCGGTCGTTCTCCTCAACCACGTACTCGGTCTTGGTACGCATGGTGACCACGACGTGGCCCGGGTAGGCGAGCAGAGCGTCGACCATCTGCCGCTCCATCGGCCGGGCCTCTTTCCACCCGGCGAACGTGTTACCGCCACCGGAGCGCTTCGCGGCGGCGTCGACCTGCTCCAACATCCCGCCGACACCCATCCAGAAGTGGGAAAGGCTGTCGACAACCACGGCGTCGTAGCCGGCTTCCCCCGCCGCGGCGAGAGCCCGAACGAGTTGCCGCGGGTCATAGGTGTGCATATGCAGGGTGTCGAAAGCGAACTCGTCGGCGTACTTGGATGCGCTGCCACGCTCGGTGTCGATGACGGCGACACGCTCACCCAACGCAGTAGCGGTGATCAAACTGGTATAGGTTTTGCCGCTGCCGGACGGGCCAGCAAAGGCGATCCGAGCCTTAGCCTGATTCTTGGTGGCCGGGGCGAAGGTAAAGTTCACGCGGTTCTCACCTCTCGGTATGACTGCGGGCGCTTGGACTGAGATCGATACGGGCGCAACCGGGGCACTGCTCGCAGCTCCCGTCCGCCGGGCTCACACCCGGGATGCCGGTCATGGACGCCTGGTGCACCGTCAGCGCCGACGGTGGCGGCGGGATGCACCGGCCACCGGCACCCGCCAGCACACGGTCGCCCGCCGGTGATCGCGGCCTGGGTCGCGGCGGCGCCATCCGCCCACCGCCCGGCCCTCACCGCGGCCTCGCCTTCGGGTAGCGGTGCCGCCAGACGGTCCGTACTCGCGGCACCCGGGGCAGATCCCCCGGCGTGCGCCGGTGCCGGCCAGCCGTCCGGACCTCGGCCCGGCCCTCGGTCTGGACCGGTCGGGGCAGGGGCAGGGTGCGCGGGGCGGGCAGCCAGCCCCGCCAGATCGCCGGGATCACCGCCCCGCCCCCTCACGGCCGGCGAGCCGCTCCCGCGCGGCCACCAGACCCACCCGCAGCCGCTGGGAGGTGCTGATCGCCTGGTCCCGGTCGGCGCAGGCCTGCCGCAGGTCGGCGGACAGACCGCAGGCCTGGTCCCGCTCCGCGGCGAGCTGCCGGGTCCGCCGCTCGTAGGCGGCCGTCGTGGTGTCCAGCTCGTCCTTCAGGCGGGCCCGCTCGGCGTCCGCCTTATCCAGCTCGGCGGCCAGCTCCCGCACGATGTCGTCGGCGTGGGTCATCGGGGCTCCTCGAAGTCGTCCAAGCCCTCAAGGCGGGCAATCTTCTGGGCGAGCTGGTGTGCCCACTCCGGCACGGGCAGGTCAGGCAGGCCATCGGGGCTGAGGGCAGCAACGGCGGTGAGCCGATCGCACGCCTCGCGGAGTAGGACCAGTTCGGCTTCCCGATCGGCCAGATCGGTGCGGTAGTCCCGGATCCGCTCCGCTTGGTGGCGGATGCGCCGGGACCGGGCCATCAGCTCTCGGTCCATCGACCGGCACACCAGGGCGAGGATCACGGCGGCGAGGGCCGTCACGAGCAGGATTGCGGTGAGGGCGACCGTCAGCGGTGTGGAGGTCAGCATCAGACCACCTCCCGCAGCGCTGGATCAGTCAGCGGGGCCAGGCCGGGGCAGTGCGGCGGCAGCATCGGCTCGACCTCCGGCGGCGGGTACTCGCCGGTCGCAACACCCCGCCAGTAGGCGCAGGAGTCGTCGCAGCTCTCGCCAGGCAGATGGCCGCACAACAGGTCAGGGACGGTGACCGGGGCGGCGGCGTCGGCCATGAGCGGCCAGGTTGGGGCGCTCACCGGGCACCGCCCTCGGCCACCTCGGCCCGTAGCGCCACCGTCTCCGGGGCCTCCGGGACGGGAAGCGGGGTCCACGCGATGACACCAAGACCGCCGACCTTGGCGGTCACCTGGTGCGACGTCGACGATGACTGCACGTCCGCGGCCGTCCCACCAAGGGCGGCGGCGACCGCCTCCACCACGGGGCGCTCCGACCAGACACACAGGTACAGGTTCGCGCTCACCTCGGGGGCCGGCGTGCCGGCGAGAGAGGCCACCCGGTCAGCCACCGCACGCAGGTCGGCAGCGAGGGCCAGCCAGTAGTCCGTGTCGCACCGGCCATCGATCAGGCCGGACGAGTTGTGCTCGCGCACGTCCACCCCGCACTCACGCGGGCAGGACATGTAGCCCGGCTCGGCCAGGTGCGGCGTGGCCGGCTCAGCGTCGGCCTGGGCGGCGGCGCAGACTGGCCGCTCAGTGGTTGGGTTACTCTGCGATTGCATCTGGACTCCTTGGTTGATCAGGTTCTGGTCCGGGTGTCGAGCCCTTCGCCGACCGCAGATCGGCGGGGGGCTCACTTCATCGACCGCTTCGCGTCGATGAGGTCGAACAGGCGCTGTCGCTGCCACTCCCGCCTCTCGGCGTCGGTGGCGGCACGCCACTCCAGGCCGGGACTCGAGTCCGAGGCCGGGGCCGGCGGCACCGGTGGTGCGGTGAGACCAGCGGCGACCAGCGCCAGACCGGCCGCGATCTGGGCGACCGCGCGGGCCACGAACCACGGCTTGCCGTGATCATCGAGCGTTGACCGGACAGCCTGACCAGTGCTCGGGAACTCGTGGGTTGTCAGAACGGCCGATACCATTCGGAGCCTCCTTCCTGGCTTCCGTTGGGGTTGATGGGCTCACTTGGCGCGGCGCTGTCGGGGGAGACGGGCAATTCGGATCATGTGAGCTCGGCGGCGGCTCTCGGCTAGGCGAGTGAGAGTCGCCGTGTCGAGATCGGGGAATTCGGTGCGAACCTCGCGCAGCCACCTTGATTCGGCGGCCCGGCGGGCAGGCTCAGTTGCGGCCGTCCGATCAGGTGTCTTGCCCCAACGGACGTGGGCGCCGATCCTGCCGGCGGCGGAGTGGTTCATCGCTCCTCCGTGGTGAAGAGAGATTCGTAAGGCACCCGTGGCAACGCCGTTCGGACGGCCGCGATGAGGTCTGCCGATGGCAGGTGACGGCCGTTTCGGATCTTGCTGAGAGCGGCCGGACTTATGCCTAGGAAGGCGGCGCGGGCTGCGTCGGTGTCGTAGCCGAGCGCGGTAGTGATGCGGTCTAGTTCGTCGAGGCGTAGCACAACCCGGGGGCGGGAAGCTCGCTGGCTAGCTTGTGTTTCGAGCACGAAACACAAGCTAGCTCTTAGGGGGTGTGCACGCAACTCAATCACACTCACCCGTTCGGGTGACTTTCGTGCTCGAAACCTTGATATAGGATCTCGTGCATGCGTGAACTCGGCGCGATGCCGCTAGGTCGACATCCGGCGTCCAGTAGGGCTGCCCCTCGCTTTCGCGCGCGAAATGGCTTAGGGTGCGTTCATGTGAGCACCACTTGGGGGTCGGAAGCCGGGGCAGCTCTGCGGGCGTATGTGCTACAGCACGCCGCCAATGCCGACACCGACATCGAAAGCGTTGCGGACCTTGCCCGCGCTACAGGCATCAAGCCGAGCGTCTACAGCAAGTGGTTTAACGGCTCTGAGCAGCCCAGCGTGCGCAGCTTGCAGCGGCTGGCCCCTGTTATCGGCGCCCCGCTGCGCGAGCTTCTCGTCCTCGCATGCCGTGTTGACGCGGAAGATCTAGGGCTGGACGCCACGCCGGAGCCACCGGAGGTGCTCGGTCACCCCCTCGCGCGCGAGATAGACAGCCTCCTCGGGGAGGCGTCGCCTCTGCCGGCGAAGGACCGTACTGCCATCGAGACCTTCCTGCAGCAGTACCTAGAGCCGTATCGCCGCACACGGCGATCGGGGCGCCGGCGGCCTGCGTGAGCTAGACGCTAGCGCTGTAGCAGACAGAGGAGTATTCGCTCGAAACCGAAAGTCGCCGACCTCCGTTTTCGCAGGTTGCCACAGCGTTAGGAGCAACAGTGCTCATAATCCCTCGGTCGCGGGTTCAAGTCCCGCCCGCCCCACCATCAAGAAGCACGCTTGACCTGGGGTTTCTTGCCGCTCTTGCGATCTCTTCCACTGCTCAGTGTCGATGCGGAGGGCCGCTGTGTGCCCGACGTGAGCCCGGCGGATCGCTTGGAGCCCTGACGGGGTACCAGGCGGACGGCTGCTTCGGCTGCATCCCGTGCCAGCTCCGGCAGAACCGAGGTGTAGGTGTCGGACGTCAGCGAGATCGAGGAGTGGCCCAGCATGTCCTGGACCGCCTTCATCTCGGTGCCGGCCGCGAGAGCGATCGTGGCAGCGCCGTGGCGTAGATCACGCAGGCGGATCGGCGGTAAGCCCGCCTTGCGTACCAGTCGTTCGAAGTAGTCCGACAA